AGCTGGAGCAGGAGATGCTCACGCTGGGCAGGGACCGAGTGGACCTGCTCACCAACAGGCAGCACAAGCAACGGATGCAGTCCCTCAGCAAGTGGGGCGAGCACCTGTCGGCCTTTGGCGTGGAGGCTGTGGTCACCCAGCTGCGTGCTGTGCGCCGGCGCATTGAGTCAGGCCAGGCCGGGGTCAACTTCGCCCTGCTTACCCCGCTCACCCAGCTGCCCCCTGACCAGGTGGCTGCCACAGCGGTGCGCACCATCATCGACAGCATTGCCTGCAACGACACGCTGCACAACGTGGCCAGCGATGTGGCCGAGAAGCTGTGGATAGAGACCATGCTGGCCCGTGCCAGTGCGCTGGAGCTGCGTCGTTTTAAAGGTGGGCGCAGCCGCAAGAGCCACCGCATTGCAGCCATCCGTCGCATGAAGACGACGGAGATCTGGGACGCCAAGCAACGCATGGCCTGCGGGGTGTTCCTGGTTGAGCTGGTGGCCAAGCGCACAAGCATGGTGCGCATCGTGATGGACAACAGCTACCGCCCAGCCCGCCGGGTGGTCAAGGCAACTGAGGAGTGCATGGCGTGGATCGCTGAGGTGTCGGCTGAGCAGCGGCTGATGACACCCAACTGGTTGCCCATGCTGGTCAGCCCACGCCCGTGGGATACGCCCCTCAGTGGTGGCTACCTCAACGAGGCCCTGCCACTGACCCTGTTCAAGTCAGGCTCCGAGATCGTGGCGCAGCACTGCGATGGCACAGAGCCATTTCTTGCCGCGGCCAACCTGCACCAGGCCGTGGCCTGGAGGGTCAACACCTGGATGCTGGAGCAGATCACCCACGCCTACGACAGGTCGCTGGAGGTGGGGTGCCTGCACCCACGGGAGGGCTGGCCTGTGCCGCCCTACCCCAAGCACTTGCAGGACGACGATCCAGAGGTACGCAAGTGGGCAAGGCGGGCCCGGCTGATACACGAGAAGAACGACAAAACCAGGAACGCCCGCATCTCACAGGCCAAGTGTCTGTGGGTGGCACGTCGCTTTGCCGACGAGGCCAAGCTGTACTTCCCCATGAGCCTGGACTTTCGGGGTCGTTACTACTACCGCCCGCCGTACCTCAACCCACAGAGCAACGACGTAAGCCGTGCGCTGCTGATGTTTGCCAACGCTCAGCCCATTGGCGACGACGAGGCAGCCAACTGGCTGCGCATCCACGGCGCCAACATGTGGGGGCTGGGCAAGCTGGACTGGCGCAGTCGTATCGACTGGGTGCTGGAGCACGAACCGCAGATCAAGGCGGCAGGCACGCAGCCATGGATGCACGCTGAGTTCTGGATGAAGGCAGACAAGCCCTGGCAGTTCCTGGCCTTTTGCCGGGAGTACGCCGGCTTCCTGGCCGAGGGCTACGGCTACAGCTGCGGGCTGCCCATCATGCTGGACTGCACCTGCTCAGGCATCCAGCACTACAGCGCCCTGCTCCGCAGCCAGGAGATGGGTGCCCTGGTCAACCTGGTCAGCCATGACGATGGCCCGGCTGACATCTACAAGACGGTCATTGACGGGGTGCTGGAGCGGCTGCGCAGCAGCACTGACGAGCAGGCCAAGGCCTGGCTAACCCTGCAGCCAGACAGGTCGCTGGCCAAGCCAGCCGTGATGACCCTGCCCTACTCAGCTACCCGCTCAGCCTTCTACTTCAACTGCTACGACTGGGCCCTGGAGCGCAGCGAGCAGCTGTTTAACAAGCGCAGCTGGGTCAACCTGCCTGGTGCCCACAAGACCGTGCATTACATGGCAACCCTGCTGCACGAGGAGGCGACCAGCATGGTGGGCCCTGCCGCTGAGGCCATGGAATGGCTACGTGCTGTCGGCAAGGCAGCAGGCAAGGCTGACGTGCCCCTGCAATGGCACGCACCCTCTGGCCTGCTGGTCCACCAGTCGTACCCAAACCTAAAAGAGAAGCGGATACGACTGAACTACCTGTCGGATGTGCGCTTAGATATTCGCTGCCAGGTCGAAGACCTTGGCATGGAGACCAGGCGGATGGGCAACGCGCTCAGCCCCAACGTGATCCACAGCCTGGACTCAAGCCACATGGCGTTGGCCACCATCGACGCTGTCGGTGCCGGCGTCAGCAACCTTGGAGGTATCCATGACTGCTTCGTGACAACACCAGCGGAGATGACCCAGCTCCGCGACTCCGTGCGCAAGTCCTTTGTGCAGATCTACGACCAGGACTGGTTCGCCCGCATAGCGGATCAACTCTTGTCACAGATCCCAACGCAAGCGTTGCCGTCCCTGCCAACCAGGCCCATCGTGGGCCGGCTTGATCTGACCCAGGTCGAGCACAGCAACTACTTCATCACATGAACTATCAACAAACCGAGAAGATCAAATTCACCACACCGATCTGCAAGTTCAAGTACGCCTGGCTAGTTGAGCCAGACACCAAGTTCGACGCACCGGTCTACAAGGTCACCGCCTTGGTCCCAGCCGATGAGGCCAACGAGCTGGCCGAACAGCTGGACCAGTTGATGGAGCGGTACAAAGTGCAGCTCAAGACGGCAGAGCCAAGCAAAAAGTTCAAGCTGGCCCCGCCCTCGTATGAGTTCACCGAAGAGAACGGCGAGCCTGTGTTTGCTTTGAAGATGAAGCGCAAGGCCAATGGCGTTGGCAAGGATGGCCGGCCATACACCAGCTCGGTCGCACTCTTTGACTCGCAAGGCAAGCCGATTGCCGATGCCCAGCCCTTGTCCAAGATGGGGGCCGGCACCACTGGCCGGCTGACATTCCTGGCTAGCCCCTACAACAACGCATCCGTTGGCGTGGGGCTATCGCTCAAGGTCATGGCAGCACAGGTCATTGAGTTTGTGCCCTACGGCGGAGGAGCAGAAGGCTATGGCTTTGCCCCAGTCGAAGGCGGTTGGACGCAGCAGGCGGCGGCCCCGGTCCCGTTCGATGCAACCAAGGCCATCGCAAGCGTCGACGACTTTGGGGACTTCTAAGTTCCGCAGCAAGTTTGAGCGGACCGTGGCTGCAAGCCTGGTCAAGCGGGGCCTGGAGTTCTACTACGAAAACCAGGCCCTCGCCTACCGCATCGAAGCTGTCTACAAGCCAGACTTTTGCTTACCGAACGGAGTGATCGTCGAGACCAAGGGGCTGTTTGGCCCTGAGGACCGCCGCAAAATGATCGCAGTCAAGCAAGCGCACCCTGATCTAGACATCAGGCTTTGCTTCCAGAACGCCAACGTCAAGTTGAGCCGTGCCCCCAAAGCCCTTGCCTACTGGCAATGGGCTGAACGGCATGGGTTCCTCTGGTGCGAGGGCCACATACCCACCACCTGGTTCCATGCCGTCCAAGTTTCTGAAGCACGAACCTTGTCCTAGCTGCAACAGCAAGGACAACTTCGCCCGTTACGACGACGGCCATGGCCATTGCTTTGGCTGCGGCTACCAAGAGCAACCCAAGAAGGACAACCCACCACCTATGCCTGTCCTCGCTCCACCCAAGGTCAAGCTGCTGGACTTCATCACCACCAAAGCGTTGAGCAAGCGTGGCCTGACCGAGGAAACCTGCAAGCTGTACGGCTACGGCAGCACCAGCCACAACGGTGACCCTGTGCAGGTGGCCACCTACCGGGACCAGAAGGGCTCACCTGTTGCCCAGCACATCCGCTACCCCGACAAGAAGTTCCGCTGGATTGGGGACACCAGCAACGTCCAGCTGTGGGGCCAGCACCTCTGGCGCCAAGGGCACGGCGGTGGCACCAACCTCTTTGTCGTTGTGACAGAGGGGGAGATCGACGCCCTCAGTGTTTCGCAGGTACAAGGCAACAAGTTCCCCGTTGTCTCGCTACCCAACGGCGCACAGTCAGCACGCAAGTACCTGGCTGCCAACCTCAAGTGGCTAAGCCAGTTCAGCCGCATCGTCCTGTGCTTTGACAACGACGAGCCAGGCATTGCCGCGGCCGAGGATGCCATGACGGTCCTGCCCCTGGGCAAGGTCGCCATCTGCCGGCTACCCCGCAAGGATGCCAACGACATGCTTGTCGCAGGCGAAGGGGACAAGCTGCGTGACCTGCTGTGGAAGGCAACACCAGTCAGACCCGACGGCATCGTCAACGCAGCTGAGCTGTGGGATGAGCTGATCAGACCAGGGGCTGAGTCGGTGTGCGAGTACCCCTGGCCACTGCTCAACAGCACAACCCGTGGCTTTCGCAAGGGCGAGATGGTGACCCTGACCGCAGGCAGCGGCACAGGCAAGTCATCCATATGCAGGGAATGGACCTACCACTTCCTGCGCAAGGGCCTGCGCGTGGGGTACATCGCACTGGAGGAGTCGTTGCAGCGGACCATGCAGGGCATCGTTGGCATCCAGCTCAACAAGCCCATCCACCTGGACCCTGGCCTGGCTGCACAGGCTGACGTGCGTGCAGCGTTTGACCAGCTGCTGGGTACAGGTCGGCTGTTCCTGTACGACCACTTCGGGTCCATGGATCCCGACCGTTTGATCGAGCAGATCCGCTACCTGTCAGACGTAGAGGGGTGCGACGTCTGCGTGCTGGACCACCTGACCATCGTGGTTAGTGGCCTGGCTGATCTTGATGAGCGGCGTGCCTTGGATGTGATCTGCACCAAACTGCGCCAGGTCGTTGAGCAGACAGGCATAGGCCTGGTGCTGGTGTCCCACCTCAAGCGGCCAGAAGGCCGCGGCCATGAGGAGGGTGCGCAGACATCGCTGTCGCAACTGCGTGGCTCCCACGCCA